CTAATATCTGGTCGAACTCTGCATTAAAATGAGATGCTTCAATAGTAGCTCCATCAACAATAGTTGATGAACTCTGTCTAGTATAAGTTGCTCCCATGTTTTATCTTCTTCCTCCTGCTGAAAACTCCATTTCAAATCCTTTTAATGATATAGGGTTATTGTTTGTTGCGTCTAATATTTTTGTAGCGACTGTAAATCCACTACCTTCTACTGCTTGTCTAATTAAATCTGAACCTGTAGAACCATACACTGCTGAACCATATGTAGATTCTGATAATCCATATTGTGCTATATTACCTGTTATAGATAATGTATAAGCATCGGGTTGTGGAACTTCATCATCACTAAAATCATATTCTAATAAAAAGCTAGATGCTAGTGTACCACCTGGGTCTATGTTCCATATAACCTTCTGCATATTTTTTCTAATACCAGGGTCGCCCATTGTCATATCTGGTGAACGATATACTCCACTTATATTTACTGTTGACTCTGCTTGTGTAAATACATTTCCTGATTCTTGTTTATAAACAAAACCATCGTAGCCACCATTTATAATTGTTTCTACATTAGATATAAATCCAGAGTCAGCACTTGAAACTTTTAATCCTTGCATATCTGCATATTCAAAACCAAGAGAACCTGTATTAGGATTAGCTTTAATTACAGATATTAATCCTCTTGCAGAGTTTTCATCTTGGTCTGCACTTGTAGGAAAAAATATTCTATACTGTGATTTACTTCTAATAACAAGTGAATTAATATTATGTGTAGTAATCTCATTAATTCTTTTTTGTACTTGTTTAGATACTGTACCAAGTTCTGTATCATCAATTCTTTCTGTACCTGCAATAGTTCTAAGACCATCAGGTGCTAAGAATATTACATCACCACCAAGTTCCTGTATACTTCTACCATCGGTACATCCTATGTTTCTTGTAATAGGAGTTACTGCAAAGTTAGCAGATGATGTTCCTGTTAGTTTAAATATTTTATCTCTACCAAATATAATTAAACTATTACGGAAAGTTCTAAGTCCTACAATCTCTGTATCAACTTTAATAGTTCCACCACCATTACCAGTAGTAAAATCATTAGTTTGATTTGGGCCCATAAAACTAACTTCTTGTATATTACTAGAATGTCCTGCAAAAAATAAATGGTTCTTAAATATTTCTACAAACTTAAAATTAGAAGTACCTGTAGCATTTACAACACTAGTGCTAAATGATGTATTTAATATTTGTGGATTAGATGTTCCAGTAGTAATAATAATTTTATCTGTACCATCAAAGTTAAATAATCTATGTTCGTAATTTTGTGTAGGTGTACCTAAACTTGTTATAGTAGATGTCCAACTACCTGAACCTGCACTTGCTCTATGTATACTGCCACCTCTACCTGCTAATACTACATCATTAAAGATTGCACTAAATACAACTCTCTCTGTAGATGCTGAAACTTGTGGGCAAATATTAGTATTGTATTTTGTTGTACCTAATACTTTTTTATAACCACCTTCTATATCAGGTTCAAAGTTTCTAAGTTGTAATGCCTCACCTGGAGACATAGAGAATACATCTTTGTTTAAGATTAATCCTCCACCTAAACTAACAACTGAAGGTTGTACTTGTGCCATTCTATGTAAATGTTAAGACTGAAGTATTACTTGTTGTTCTAGATGTAGTATTTAAATTTACTCTAGTATCTTTCATATATTCAGTTCTATTTAACATCTCCACTCTAACTCTTTCTACACCCTTTTCATATTCTGCATTTGCTATGTTTGCCATAGGTACATCATTTCTTAATTTATATAAATAATATTTTGCTCTATTTACAATTATATCACTATACCTATCTGGTAAATCTAATGTATCTGTAGCTGCAGATAAGTCTGTGTGTGTTTTAAAATATTCATATTCTACTGTATATATATCTTCATCACATATTGGTGATACTCCAAAACTTGTGTGGTCTTGTGTTCTATAAACAAATATAGGTTTGCCATATTGACTATCACTATTAACTTCGTCACTTATATATCTACCTTGAACATAAGCATCATAGGTTATTTGTTTTAAGTTCATAGGTACTTCATCTGCAGATACTCTTATATAATCTACTTGCATGTTAGTTACAGTTGTAGGATTATTTATTGTCACAAATGTTGTTTGTGCGGTTGCTACAAAAGATGTAGATAATATTTCACCATTACCAAAATTACTTACTGTTAAAGTTTCACTTAAATTTTGTGTACCCTCTGCTACAGTACCTACTTGAATCTTAAATGCTTGACCTGTTCCTACAGTATCAAACGCTCTAATAGATAATCTATATTTTTTATTTACTATAGTAGATATAGATTGTGTTACTGTTGCATCATTTAATTGTAGTCTACCATTACCTGTAGATACATATGTAGGAGTACCATCAACAGTTGTCCAACTAGTTATATTAGATGTAAACTCACCATTAGTAATTAATTCTGTAGGTCTTAATCTAAATGTATCAAAGTCTGCAAGTCTGTAATCTGCAGGAAATGTATACTCTTGTTGACCTGTGTTTAAAACTTGTGTTCCTTTTGTATGCAACCAAGGCCATTGTAACTCAGACATATAAAATTCATTAACAGCTTTGTTAACAAAATTTTTAGCAGATGTTTGTATACCTCTACTAGAAGTAAAGTTAGAACTTGTTAGTTCTACTTCATTCAATTCATTAAGTGCTAAATTTGTTAATTCTAAATATGTCTTTGTTGTTGCCATTTTTTTAATTCTAATTTATTAGCAAAGTCTGTAATTTGTTCTTGTGTTAAACATAACATTGCTGTACTACTTATAGTTTCTACTGGAAACTGCCCCTCTATAGATTTTTTTAAATCTACCTCATACTCTAGTAAAAAGTTTTCACAGTTTTTTAAATCAGGAAAGTTTACATACTGATATGTAAATATCCTTGGATGCATTTCTGTGTTAAGTATAATTACTAAAGCTATAAAAAATTTCATTGTTAAGAGAGGGGTATAAACCCCTCCCTATACACTTCCATAATAATATTATGCAAATGATACCTTTTGTGTTTCTGAATCGCCTTCGCCATCAAAATCAGCAAGTACACAGAATACTCTGACTTTTGCGTCAATAGCACCTGTTGCAATTACTAAGTCGATAGTATCAGCAGCAGCGTATACACCGTAACCGACAGATGTTGTTCCCATTGAACTGTCACCTGCTCTCGCTCTAGTTGTTTCCATACCTGCAGTTGCTGTTGAAGCTGAGACATATCTATCTACATCTGCTCCATCACCAAGAGATAGTGTTCCAGAGTTACCTGCACCGTCAGCGGTTAGGACATCTAGACCTGCATACAAACATAAAGTGTTTGCAGGAACTTCGATTACTTGAATGACATCACCTGATGCGTTAGTAAACTGTGAAAAGTCTACAACTTGTGATACCATTCTTACTGGTTTACCGATTGGTAGACTAGCGGCTGTAGACGCATTACCTGTTACTGTTAAAGTTGCCATTTAATGTTTACCTCCTATTAGTCTATTAAGATGTGTGAAAGAACTAAAGCATTATCTCTTAATACTTTTCTTCCAAACACATGTAAACCTCTAACTACATCTGAGAAAGATTCAGGGTGTCTAATTACCTCAATCTTAGCAATGTGGTTAGCTGTTGCTGTAGATGACATATGTCCACCTAATACTTTAAAGAAGTTCGAAGTTGAACTTGCTGCAAAGTTATTTGTCATATATACATCCATGTTCATGATTTTACCATTAATCACTTTACCATTTCTTAATGGTGCTGCGTTACCAGTAGTATCACTCATTAGTTTACTAGATGCTTGACCTAGCTGTTCTACAAATTCAGGACCTGCTAAGAACCATCTGTTCTCTTCAGGAACATCAGCCGCATTAAGCAGTCTGTTGTGTTTTGAAATTGTGTCAACTGGGTCGATTTCGCCTGAAGCAAAACCTACATCTTGGTCTTGTCCAGAACCTGAGTCTGCACCTAGTAGGTGGTCAGGACTGGATGAGCTAACACCCGCTACCATAGCTGCGATTACATTTTTGTCGTAAGCGTTCTTGAGTGCATAAGCACCAGAAGAACTTGCAATAGATTCAAAGTTAACATGTGAATGTCTTTCTTCAATGTCATCAACTTTAAATGAAAATGCGTTTGCTTGGTCGACTACAAGTTGGATTTGGTCGTCTGTGATATCTTGTGTATCAACAACTGCTCCTCTTGAGTACGCACTCACAGAAATAGT